GCGTATGGGTTTTCTTGCAACTCCTTGTCCATCAACTTTTTGATAGGTTCAAGGTGTGCCGTGCGTATGTCTTCAATAGCGTGATAACAGTCGGGATAATTGGCACTGTGCGACATAATGGCTTTTGGGTCGTGGTTGATACATGCAACCACTTTTGCAACACTGTTACCGTCTGAGTCAACAGCTTCGTGAATGCCGTGCGTTGTACCGCCTGCACCGCAAAAGCCATCAATAAAAAGTTGGGTGATATTATCGTTTACTTGCTTTGTCATTATTTGTAGAAGATTTTTGAATATAGTAAGAAAGCGGAGGGGATTTAGGCAAAACGGGCATACTTACACCCAACTCCATAAGTACCGTAAGCCAAAGACTTTGATAGATTTGTTTAGCTGTCATTGAATTGATATTTAATATTCCGTTGAAAAATAATTTTCACAAAGATATAATTAAATAATCTTAATCACAAATTTAACATCTGTATTTTTAAAAAAATCAGATAATTTGCAGACAAACAAATCTGATTATCAATAATTATCAATAATGGCTGAATATATTGAATTACCGAGCAATAACCTTTACTCAAACGGATACTTGACGACACTTGACGACGGTGCTGTTGTCTTGGAGCGGAAACCCTTACGTATTGCGCCGCAAGAACAAGACCGTTGGCACATCGTTGAGTATGAGGATATGCTGGATGAATTGGCACATCGATATTACGGACAAATCGTTGACGATTCAGCTAAACTGTGGTGGATGATAGCCGATGCCAATGGACTGACAAACCCTTTGGATTTGTCCAATAATATTGGCTCGTTGCTTTTGATTCCAGAGTATTTCAGAGTGCAACGATTGGCTTCAATTGACCAAACTGCCGATGATACGGAACTACCCAATTACTTTCAAGTTGTTGGCAATCCACCTACGCCGATTAATCCACCAGACACACCAACCGAGGACGGTTCAGGTGTTGTTGATACACCGTCTGAAAATGCGCCGCAATGGTTATTCTTAAAGCAGCCCAATGGAGGCTTTACGCTTGTTTCGGCTGACAATAACGGAATGCCAGAATTTACGCCTGCTAATCCGAACGATTTTGCTTCTTCGGTTATCTTTGAGGCAAAACCTTAGTTTTTATCAAAAATAAAAAGCCGTTATACCCCCTCAGTATAACGGCTTTGTTTTTTACTCAAATATCAAAACGGTAAATCCTTAGAACGAAAACCAGCCGCATTCTTATGTCCACCGCCTTTGCGACCCTCAAACTCAAATTGTGATGCCAGCTCTGCACAGTCAACAGGATTTTCCTTGTTTGCACCTTGACGCAGCGACACTTTCCAAGATTTTGTCTCATAAACATAATAAGCGAATGCCAATAAATCGGGTTGCTCCTGGGCGTATCGTGGTGTGTTGTACCACATAGCACCATCGCCACCACCGATTGAAAGGAGTGTTTTATGACCCCGCCATTCAATGAGATTGGCAAACTTAGATTCCTTGTTGACCTGACTTTGTAAGTAGCCCAAAATGCAAACACCTTCGTGATATAGGCGCAAAACAGGAGCTTTTTCAATTGCCGCAAAATCACTTACTTTAGAGACCGCACCACGTACGGCATATTCAAAAGGCAATATTTCTGTTTCCCAATCATTTGAGCCAAAGCCATCAAACACATCATACCGACCAACCAATTCGACGAACTTAGGCTCTGTTTGATTGGGGTAGAAATACCGCCAAGTTAAACGGCACGCTGCCATTGTGCCGTACTTGATGATGCACAAGTCTTTGAGTCTGTCAAATGCTTCGTCATACGTTTTTTTGTGGTGGTCAATCCATGTCAACTGATTGAATATCGCTAATTCAACCATATCCTCCAACGGTAACGAAATATCCAGCATATAGACCAACGACCTGCGTGGAATGCTTTTGATTTCATCCAATGACCGACCGTAATCATAGCCGATTAGAACAACTTCAAAATCAATTTCTAAAAGGGCTTTTTGGGCGATGTAGGCAGACAACAAACCGTCGTTGTCCGCATCGTGGTGAATGATATATACCTTACTCATTGTCAATAAAGTTTTTAAGTTCAATAATCATTTTTACAAACTCATCTTTCATCAGTTTGATGTCGGCTGGCAGTATCCGAGCCGTACCAAACTGATTCATTTTTTGCGTTAACTTGATGCGCGCCTCTTTGCCCAATGTGGGATACATGCGCTTTGCCAATTCCGAGCGTTTGATAAAATCGGGAATTTGCGGTTTTTCGTTCTTAGGTTTGTCCATATCCATAATTGAGAATATTATTTTAGCCAGCTTTTTACGGCTGGCTTTGTTGGTGAAAAAATGTATTTTAATTATTGTGCGAAAATAGTCTTAGCGATTGGCTTACAAAGTTGTTTTGTTGCATACAAAGCGTTATCCGTAATTTTTCTTTGCCATGCCGAGTAAGTAGGCGACCAACGATAACCGTGCGATTTGAGTTCTTTACGTGTTTTGTCATCGGGTTTTTCATCAAATAAAATCTGAACTCTATCGGCTTCATAATTCACTTGTACCTCACCACCATCAAACTGCCAACCTTTGACTTCACCTGATTCTTTTTGTTTTTCACGCAAAGCAATTTTGTTTTCCAATTCCTCTACACGACTTTCAAGCCTTTTGATATTGGCATTGTTATTCGTTAATTCATAGGACTGAAAACCTTTTGATTGATAGCTGTATGGCGGGTTAAGTAAACTATGTATGGTTTGTGGTTTAATACCCATTTCTGTCAATAATTCAACCGCATTACTTTTGCGACAAATAGCGTTGATTTCTTTCATGTACTTCTGCTTGTATGAACGTCTCGCCAAATCAGTACGTGCCTTTTCCAATTCACCATCGGGCGTTGTGGGTCTTGCCTCTCTGTTGACACGTTTGAAGAACTTATTACGCCAATCATTAAAGATATTATAGGCGTTTTCCTCCGACCGATTGGCTTTTTCCGCTTTACGTGTTGGGAACTTAGATGGTCCTGTTATCATAGACGAAAAGCAATTGCACTTACGGTGCATCCAAGCAACAAAAAGGTTTTCAAACTTTGTCTCATAGCGAGATATGGTTTCATCATCAGCACCACCGTTACGCAGTTGTTCAATATCAGAGTCAAGCATTTGACTGTATTCGCGGACATACATTTCACCACGTTGTTCGGGTCTGAAACTTGTCCAGTAGTGCGCTCTTACGCACAATTCTAAGTGTTTTTGTAATTTCATTATTAAGATATTGAAATTAGCTCAACCATCTAAAATAGCTAATTGAGCTAAGGATAATTTAAGAATTGTTAAAATAAACCAGCAATGATACGATCATCAATAAATGACTTGTCAACTACATCAACCTTGCCCAATGCTGTTTTGTAGCAATATTTATTTGCCTCGTCAACAACGGACACTATTGTACAATCACTTTCACCATTGGATTTTAGCAGTCTTTCAATACATAATAAAACCTTGTCGTCATCTGATTTGACCACCGCCTTAACCTTGACATACTGCGCAATCTTATCAAAATAGTAACCCCCAATGCGATTACCACCTGTATCAAAACACTCGGCATAAAACCGACCTGCCGTAATCGTGCTTTCCTTTGACAGATACGACGTGATGATTTTCTCTTTGCCCAAACGATTGACTAAAACATAGCCTGCCGAAAGTGTTTGCCAAAATGCTGCAAACTGCTCGGCTGTTTTGATTTGCGATAAGTCAACAACCGACTCACTCACTTTCTCCGTTTTGTCGGAAACAGTTGATGGAGTGGTGGGCTTCTGTTTTTGTTTAGGGGCTTGCAAATCAGTAACAACTAACAGGATTGTTTTGAGGTCATCTGCTTTCATCTCAAAACGACCTTTATCATTTTTGGTGAAAACAGGATTGACCTGTTTAGCGGCTTTCAAAAGTGTTGCTTTGTCGCAACCAACAGGACCAACTGAATCAGCCCACAATGAACGGTTCAATGCCGTCAACTCGTTGAAAGTAATTGTTTGCGGATTTTCAGCAACAACTGGCTCAACCGTTTTAGATTCCTCAACCCCCTCAGTAACGGCTTCTTTCTCAATCCGTTCGCGGTTCATATTGAACAGCCGTTTGGCAATTGCATTGATACCGCATTGCACAATCGGCAGTCTGTTACCCGAAAGCAATTGCGTTACATCTTAGCGAACAAAGCGTTTGCCTTCTCCTGCAAGGCGTTGCGATACATAAGCGAGAATCTCGGTTTCGCTTTTTGCGGTTTTGGCAAATTTGATTAATGCCGTTGTGGTTTCTTTTACTGAATCCGATACTTGAACTTGTGATTTCATCTCTTAGATATTTTAATTATTAAAAAAATATGATTTAGATATTCCGTTTTTTCTTTCACAAAGATATATCTGTTTGTTTAGATTATCAAATATTGAATGATAATTTTTACATAATTTTTAAATATTTTTTCTTGCTCGTTATTGATGAAATCTTTGATTAAATAAATGAAAGTCCGTTACTTGCCAAAAGACTAAATAGCTTATTGATAATGGAGAAAAAAAACAGGACTGAAAATGCGACAAAAAAGGCTTCGCAGACCGCAGAAGCTAAAAAGAGAATAGCTATAACACGGATAAAAGAAATGGCGGTCAATTGCTATACCTTGACAGACGTATGCGAGAAATCAGGTGTTGAGATGCGAACCTTTGAAAATTGGTGTAAAAAGAACCCTAAACTTAGAGATGAAATAAAAGAGCTACTCAAAAAGAATTTTAAAGTCCGAAAGCAGGTATTTGAAAACGGTGATAGGGAAATCACTTTTACGTATGCCGACGTGGTAAAAAACAATGCTCGGTACAACGATGAGGAAAAACGTAAAGTAACAGATATGCTTTGCTACGCTGTCGAAAACGGCATACCAATAGCCCAAATATGTAAGGAAATAGACTTTTCCATGTCTCTGTTTTTTAAGTGGGTCAATCCCGAACACGGTAGTCATTACCACTACGCCTCCGAAAAGTACAGCGAAGCCAAAAAAACACGGCGATTGATGATTAATGACATGGACGTGTTTACGGCACGTACCAAACTTCAATCACGCCTTGAAAACCGCGAAGTGACCAATACGACATTGCATTACGAAACACGTGGTGCCAATGGCGAGAATGAGATATTAAAAGGTAAAACCGTCCACAAGCGCACCCTTGAAGCAGACTTACCAGCAATCTCTTTGGTGCTTAACAATCTGGACGGTGACTTCAATAAGAAGATGCTGACGCAAGAACAAATAGACAGCGAGGAATTTGTCAACATGAACGCCGAACAATTGCGCGAGGAATTGGAAAAAGAACGGGCACGGCGTGTATTGCTGGATTCGGGAAGTTTCATAAACGAAGAAGAATAATCACATGGGCGTACCATTACGCAATATAAAACCCACTGACAGAGAAGCCCGATTGATGTTGCAGCTTCTCAAATTGGAACGCTATGAAAATTATAGGCGTGACCCGTTGCTGTGGGCAAAAGACGTGCTGGGCGAAAACCCCGAAAACTTTGAGTGGTCACTGCATGGTGGGGCATACAAAAACCACGTTTGGGACGGTGACGAAAACCCCCTCAGTACTGCGTGGCGTGCATTGGCTCGAAAACAGTGGGTAGGCGTAGCAGCGGCAACAGGTACATCAAAAACCTACTGGTTATCAAGAGTTATGTTGTGGTTTTTGGACTGCTTTGAGGATGCCTTAGTTATTACAACTGCTCCTAAACAGGACCAGTTATCATTGAACCTATGGGGCGAGGTTTCCAAGATAGTTGACCAATTTGCTAAAACCCGACCTTATACACGTGTTACATCATTGCGATTACAGCCCGAGGGTTTCAATAACAACTATAAGTATAAGGACACGCACCATGCAATAGGTTTTGTCGCTGGCGTTGTCGCTGGCGAGGAAGTAGCTACGAAAGCTGCTGGTTTTCACCGTAAAAATATGCTTATTATTTGCGAGGAAATGCCAGGTATGAGCAGTGCGATTTTTGAAGCCTTTCAAAATACGTCCGTTGGCTCTAATAACTTAATGCTTGGCGTAGGTAATCCCGACAGCGAGACAGATGAATTGTATAAATTCTGTCAGTTGCCAAATGTACGATCATTACGCATATCTGCTTACGATTACCCCAATGTGGTTTTAGGTAAAGAGATTTATCACGGAGCTGTTTCCCAAGCCTCAATTGACAGACGTAAAGCAAAATACCTGTCAGAGTCCCATCCATTATATCTATCGCGTGTGCGAGGTATTACGCCGAGTGGCTCGGAGCATAGCCTTATCAAAGGGTCATGGATAGATATGTGCAATAAGCATCACCCCAATTTCAAAGGGTATAAAAATTACAATGAAACGGGAGAGCGATTGATGGTGTCTTATAATGCCGTAGGTGTTGACGTAGCAAACTCAGAGGATGGAGACAAAGCTTGTTTAGCATGGGGGCAAGGTCAGTTTTTGATAGATGTTCACGAGTTTCAATGTCCTAATGCAATGCACTTGGCATATAATATCATTCAAAGCGATGATATTCTGTTTGATAAAAATAGGACAATATACAATACTCGTAAAATCCAAGACCTCAATATCATGCCTCAATGTATTGGCGTTGATACGGTTGGTGTGGGTGTATCAACCCTAAATACGTTACTTGAGGAAAACTATGAAGCGACTTCGTTAAGCGGTGGACCGTGGACAGAGGACGGTATCATCCCCCACGATGCGCAGGGTAAGCCAATGTACTCTTTTCAAGGGCTAAGGTCGCAGATGATTTGGGAGTTGGCAGTTGATATACAGAATGGCAATATTGTATTTGATATAGAAGATGCCGAAGTTATGGCAAGGTTGAAAAAAGAACTTGTTACACCCAAGTTCCTATTGTCTTCAGGTGTTGTGGCGATAGAAAAAAAGGAGCATATCATAAAACGCATTGGCAAGTCACCCAATATGCTTGACTCTGTCGCTTATTGGAACTGGGTGCGCAAAGGATACCGTTTGAGCGTCGGCGTTATGCCGATGGTTTACGGCTAAAAAGACATTATAGCATTTCAATTTGGTGTGAAGGCTCGGTCTCGTTTGGGATTGAGCCTTTTTTTACTTTTTCCGTAAATGGGTACCAAGAAGCTGTTGCATAGTTTCTTGCGTCCAACCTTTTTCTATCCATACCTTATCGGCTAATAAGGCTAATCGTTGTGCCTTAAAAGCGATGATGAGTTTTTTTAAATCCAACATTTCATCATCATTCAAATCTTTAGTCATCTCCAAGAGCGACATTTGCGCATCGCTTAAATCAGGTAAATCCATTTGCTGTTTTTATGACAAAGCTAAATGCTTTCGTTTTACAGAATAAATAAATCTGAAAATAAATAATTATTATTTAAAAAATAATTGAAAAATTATTGTGTATTTCAAAAGTTTGTTTAATTTTGTGGTATTAATTGACAATCTAAAAAATGAGAGATGGCTTCATATAAAAAAGGCGAAAGGGTAAAAATTACTGCTCCGCTATCTTTAAAATCAATGGATTCTTTTCTCACAAAAGAAAAGGATGAATTCTACTTGCATATTGGTGAAGTATTCGAGTGTATCGACCACTCGCAACCTGACTTCATGGAATACTTAAATGTTTTTTGTCATAAAAGGCGAGTTGATTTTGAACTGCCTATGGAATTTGTAAAAAGATTAGAGTAATTTAAAAAATTCACAATGAAAAAAGACTTCATATTCTCAAACCTCACAGATGAAGAAATGGCTCACAGCCTTTCGCCTAGTGAGCACCCAAGATATAGCCAGTTGTCGGATACCCAAAAGCAAATCGTTATTGATGGCTGCAAGTTATTTGTGCCATTATCCAATACATCTAATGATAAGATGGATGAGGCATTGGAGTCTGTTAATCCACGTGTTTTCCAATCGGACGGCAGATTACTGGTGTGGGAGCAAGACTTTATAGACATTCCCAATATGGTTATAATTGGTAAACCAGCAAATCGTATGACTGTTATACAAACAAGTATGAAAGCATCAACACAAGTATTTTTCAATAACTTATTGAATTTTAAATAATGAAAGAATATAATTCGATTATAGATATTCACATAGATATTTTAAGTTCAAAAATCAAGGATGGCGATACTGTTTCAATATACTCTGATATTGATAAAGACGGCAACGCTTTCAAGGGTGACTATAAAGTATCACTAAAAGATGGTAAGGTGTAGCTATGCTTAATTGCTAAACCAACACATATTAATATACAAATTGGTTCAATAAAATAAAAATGAGTGTAGTAAAAAAAGGCGGTCAACGTCAAGGTTCTGGGCGCAAGAACAAAGGACTGAAAAACGAGACATTTTCGCTTAGATTAGACGAGCGAGAATTAATTGGTGATTTTCTTAACCGTAATTTAGCCGTGCGTTATGCCATCCGCAAAACGTTTGGTCTGTGTCTGCACCCCATTATTTCAATGGATGACAACGGTAAAAAGTGCGAGATTTGTGGACAGGAAAACCCCGATGAATATACGGGTCATTTCTTGACGGTGGATGATGTGGATGGATTGAGTAGTTTTGGTGAGTAATTTTTTCAACAATAAAAAACTAAGTACATGATAGATATTAACGAAATCAGAATTGGTAATTTCTTAATGCAAAACAAGATTTTTATTCGTGAAGTTAAAATAGAAGATTTTCAAAGCTCATTTTTTTTAGATGCTATTAAAGCAGGGAATTTAAATCCAATTCCGCTAACTGACGGATGGCTTGAAAAGGCTGGCTTCTCGCTACATAGTCGTCACCTTTCATGGTATAAAGAAATCAATGTCAATTGGCGCAAAAAGCCTATTATTCTGCACATTATAGATAAAAGCAGAGTAAGTACGGGATATGAAGAAGAAAAAAAACTTTGTAGATATTCTATTGAATACAGTGGTGGGTACTTAACTCACTTCGATTACGTGCACGAGTTTCAGAATTTGTATTTTTGGCTTTTGCGACACGAGGTTACTTTCTCTAATCAATAAACTTACAATTACCTAGCATAAATACTAAATCATAATATCAACAATAAAAAACAATATCATGTACGGTTTTCAAGTAAAAATTATTAAGTCAGAATTATTAGATAAATGGGAGCGCAAACAGGTTCGATTTCCAAAATCTAAAAAGAAACGTATCAGACAAAAGTGGGCTAAGAAAGGCTATAACTTTAGAGGTGTCTTTGCTAAAAATTTTGATACGGTTGTCAATAACGATACCAATGTTGTGCTTATGTCAACGGCGGCTTATGATGCGTATATGGCTAAGATAAACTCACAGAGGACGATATGGGTATTTATGCCAAATGTTGCGAGAGATGCGGTGTAAAGTATATGGGGTATAATCTCATTCGATTCAAATGGGTGCGTCAATGCCCACCTCCTTTTACAAGCCAAACGGAATGGCTGGCATTTTGCGACGAAAAGGAAGCGGAGTTTAGAAATGCAAATACAATTGATTTTTTGAAAACTAATAAAAATTAGTTGTACTTTTGCATCTCAATAAAAATAATTGGATCGTGGTGTCCACGTTCGGCAAGAGGCTAAGCCATAGGCTTGACTTTTTGTTTTAACCACTGCCAATTTAAAGCTTTACTCACCACCGAGTAAGGCTTTTTTTATTAATAGTTGTTTTTTCGGTTCATAGCACTATATTTATTCAAATAGAAAAACAACTATCAATAATGGCTTTCATTGATTATTTTAGGAGACTGAATCCGTTTAGACCATCGGAGCAAGTGAATAAGGCGGCTAATGTTGAGCAACCGAGCCAAGAAACAGGCACATTACCTGTTTTGGGCGGGCGGTCGTCTGTGTCCGACTCTCAAACAATGTTCACAGGTATCAATGGGAAAATACAGGTCAAGCCATTGTTTCCAAAGGAGTTCATTATGACTCTTGAGGGCTTATCTATTCATCATCCCGACATTTCGCACGCCGTAGCCAACATTGTTGAATTGGGTTGTACGGAACACAATATCACATTTGAGGACACAGTATCCAATACAGTTGCAAGAAAAGCACGTGCGCACATTGAAAGCATCAAGAAAACAATATACAACAGCGAGGGTGTAAAGGGTTTGATAACCGATTTACTGCGTCAAGCGGCTGTGTCAGGTGCTGTGAGTGCTGAAATTGTGCCGAGATTGGATTTAAAAGGCGTTGACAGTGTTGTATTGGTTGCGCCATGGCAAATCGAGTTTTTGTATAATTCAGAAACAAAGAAAAATGAAGTCTATCAACGCCCTGTTGGATTAGCCAGTTATTCGGATGGTGAAACCGATTTTGTTGGATTGATACGTTTGAATCCGATAACATTTAAGTTTTTGGTTACACAGCGCATCAATGACAATCCTTACCCAATACCACCATTCATTGCGGCTCTCGAAAATACAGGCATCGGCAAACACCTGCTTTCAGCAATTAAGCACATTGCGGAAAATTTAGGCATTTTGGGTGTTATGACTTTCTTATCAGAAGCTCCGTTGCCATTACCAGGAGAATTGCCCACGTCGCTTTCGTACCAAGATAGATGTATCGCTTATCTGTCAACATGGCGAGGTGAGATAGAGAAAGGTATGAAGAACGGTATTGTCGTCGGCTTCAAAAAAGCGCACGAAATTGATGTGCATCCAACGCACACGGACGCAAAGGGGGCAAAGGAGATATTTGACATCAACGACCAACAGTTAATGTCTGCGCTCAAACAAGAACCGTCGCTGTTGGGTCGGGATATGAAGACGAGTGAGGCGTTTGCAAAAATCGCTTTCAAAATATTGGCTTCGCGCATCGGCTCTTTTCAAGATGTGGTGGCTATTTTCCTTTCTGAACTGTATCGAATCGAGTTACAACTGCGGGGCTTCCCAATCAAGACGGTTAATGTGCAGTTTGAAAAAGTGGACGTAGCAGACAAGTTGCTGGACGAGCAAGCAGAAACGGCACGTATTAATAACGTCAAGTCAAAGTATGATTTTGGTATCATCAATATGCAGCAGGCAGCAAATGAACTCGGCTATGAAAAGCCAGACCAATTGGTGCCACGAACTGCCGCACAGAGTCCGAATACTGAGGGGGATAAAACCACTGAAAAAAAAAAGTTAAGTCATAACTGTTTGCATGATCCACTGAACCGCTTTGATTATGAAAGTGAGGACATCGCCAATGCGACACGTGAAGAGAGTTTATCTTTTGAGGGCGACGACTTATTTGACGACGAAGAAATGCAGAGCCTTTACGATGAATACGTCAAGAAAGTGAAAAAGGCTTATAAGGCATCAATTACGGAGGCTTTATCGGCATTTGAAACATCGCTTTTAGCAATTGGTGTAGCATTGGGAGTTGATGAGTTGATTGATAAGGTTTTGTATCACTTAGCGGATAGTTTTCAATCATCCTATTCAGAAAGGCTTAAAAACATCGTACCCAAATACATTGACAAAGGCTATAAAAAATTCAGATTAGACAGTTCGATTTTTGGTACAAAGGCAGTTGGTGAGGCGGTTTTAGAAATGCCTGATTTTCGGGCATTGGCTTATTTCAAAACGAGTGACGAATTGTATCTTGGTAAATTCATAACGGATGCCGATACACGACAACGGTTGACGGACTTCATCAAAGAAACTTATCTAAGAGACGGGGAAGCCATCAGTCACAATCCGCAAGCCATTGCCCGATTCAGAGCGTCATTGAAAACGCAGTTATTGGCAGAAGATTGGAAAGTCAATCGCGTCATTGCAACAACGGTCAACAAGATGCGCAACTATGCCGCAGTCAATTACATGGCGCAGGCAGAAGTCAAGTGGTTTGAAATCAGAGGTGTGAACGATAGAAAGCAGTGTGATTATTGTAAAAATATGCAAGGTCGGCGGTTTTTAGTCACAGATGTAGCAGCTAAGATTGATAAAATAGTGGGCGACTCACCCGAGTTTGTAGCGGATGATTCACCATTTGTCACATCGGTTTTTAAAACGCCCAACGATATGAAAGGATTGACGGACAGCGAGATGTTTGATAGAGGGATTCACGCCCCACCGTTCCATCCCAATTGCCGTGACTTAGTTGTACCTATAATTGAATAATGGAAAGGTGTATCATAAAAAAGGAAAATTGGTCTATTGTCAGTGGTTTTAGACTACCTTTTATTGAGTGTCCAAGCTGTGGTCAATCTTTATTAGGTAACTCAACACATAGCATTAGTACCAATGGAGATGTAAATGCAAGCGTCATTTGTCCATGTGGTTTTCACAAGTTTGTAAGTCTTGAAAAATGGACTGGAATTGAAATAAAAAGTAAATAGTTTTAATAATCAACGGAATATCAAATCATGCCAAAGAATAAATTGCAATTGCAACTACGTGGCTCGGGTGTCATCATCAAAGGCGATACACCGCCGCAAATCGCCAAAGAAATCAAATATGGTTTTTGGTCCACCGCCGAAAACAGTAATTTCTATGGCGATGATGTTAAAACGGCTGCCGATGTCATTCCTCGACCAGAACAGTACATGCTTGTACCTTTCCGCTTTATCTCGGCAACCATCGTCGGCAAGGAGTCATGGAAAGCGACAAAGTTTACAGCCGATGCGCTCAAAGCAAGCATGGACAAACTTTTGGGCGCACCTGTTTATACCGACCACGACACGTCAACAGTTGGTAACTGTATCGGACACATCGAATCGGTTGAATGGCAAGAGGAATACACAGATGAATCAGGTAACGTCATTCCTGCGGGTATCAATGGTAATTATGCGATTGACTGCACGATTGCGCCAAACATCGCCCGTAACCTTTACACGGGTTCAATTGGCTCAAACTCCGTAACGGTTGAGTTCTATTGGGAACCATCACACCAGTTCCCCGACAACGATTTCTATTACAAAATTGGTAGCTACGATGATAAGGGCAATCCGATTTGTCGTGTCGTGACAGAGATTTTGCAATACTTGGAAACATCGCCTGTTTTCCGTGGCGCAGACCCATTTGCAAAGAAATTGGACAGCGATGGAAAGGTGATTAAACCCGACATGACAATGGCGCAATACTCAAAGGAAGAAGCAGACGAAAAGTTCAATGCAACTTCTTTTGAAATAAGTTGCAAAAATGAAATAAACGTTTTACGTTTAAGTAAATCACAGATGTCCTATCAGCAGCAAGAAAAAGCGGCAAAAACGGACGGTAACGACAATAATTCAAAATCAGTTATAAAAATGAATAAAGAATTTTTGCTTTTTGTCATGGCAACACTCGGTTTGACGGAAGAGATTACAGAAATGACCGAGGATATGCAAGTCAAATTTACGGCAGCAATCAAAGAGCAAACGGAGCTTGCCAAAAAAATGAAATGCTCAAAATGCGAAGGTGATATGGAGTGTGGCAAATGTGGCAACAAAACCGTCACAGAAAATGCACTTGAAGTTGCCGACCTTTTGACACGTTCGGGTATAGAGGTGACATCTAAGGATTTGGCATCTCTTACAGTCGTTAAAACGGCTGACCTTGAAAGCGGCAAAGTAACAGCGCAAAACCTTCAGTTGGAAGTTGACCGCCTCAAGCCATTGGCTCAACAAGGTGAGGCATACATCACAGAGTTGCGTGCTGAAGCTGAACGCCTACACAACGTTGCGGCAAACGGCAAAACCATTGAAGCGACATTGAACCTCATCAAAACGGCAGACATTGACGTTGTGAAAGGTTTGATTGAGTCTTTCGGCGGTCAAATCACATCGCACCAATACAAGGCAACTTGTACCAAATGCGGCACAGGCGATAACGTCTCTTTCCAACTTTCTCAAAACAGCAATGCAGGTACAGGCAATACCATCGTCGAAGATGGCACACCAACGTATGAGCGTGTTGTGAGCAAGTTTGAAAAAGACAATGCAATCTAAGGTATCAGGTCTCCCGAAAGGGTTTTGATAAATCATTTTTTTATAACAAGATAAAAAATCAAGAAAGATGGCATATACAAATGCTCCACTGACGGGTCTTGACACAACAGAAGCCGCACGGCTGACCCGAATTAATGAGAGTGCCGTTTGCATCTCATTTCCAACTGAAACGGCTTTGCCAGTTGGTACGCCTGTTAAATTCACCAGCGATTTGATTGTTGCTGCCGAAAATGCTATGGCAATCGGTATCGTTACCGTTCCGTACTCTGCGGCAAACGCACAGTCTGTCCGCAAAGGCTATTGCACGGTCATGGTGTACGGCTTTGCAGAGGTGAAAGGTATCACAACAGGTTCAACATCTGCTGGTGCGGAGTTGAAGTATGTTGGTATCGACAGCACAACAGGTCACCTCAAGTTTACGGCAGCTGCTCAAAATGACATCGTTGTGGCACTTGCAGGTGTGGCAAGCAGCGCAGGCGCAGTCAACAGTAAAATCGTGATGCTTCACGGTAGCTACAAGAAACCGTAAGTCTTTATGACTTAGTAAAGGCTTAGACCTTTCGGAAAGAATCGGAAAGAAGTTGTAAAAATTATTAATTAATCAACGGAATATCATCAATCATGTCAAATACGACTGAAAAAACAATATCGCAAGAAATCTCCCTTGCGGTTAAAAATAAGCCAAAGGAGATGACCTTTCGTAAGTTCGGCAAACAAACACAAGTCAAAGGCAAGCCGTTGGCTTATTCGTTGATGTCGGACATTAAGGAGGCGGTTAGCGAGATGAACATCTTGCGCCAAGGCTCAAGCGAGGCAGCAGCCATTGACCTTTCTTTTGGTGAATATGCCATCGAGCGTTGGGGTATTGGTTCATTGAGTGACTTTATGAATTTGTGTGGCATTGACCCTGCCAAAATCACGGTTCAATCGCTTTACTCTTTGCCTGACCTCCCTGCGGACTCGCGCTGGATTTTGCCCGAAATTTTCCTTGACCCAATTCGCACAGGCTTCCGTCGCCCTGCAATGTTCACGGACTTGATTCGTGATACAGTGCCTGTGTCTCAATTGGAAGTAACCGTTCCGCAAATCAAAATGGCTGATGCAAACATGCAGAAGCTCAATGAGGGTGAAACAATCCCGATGGGTACGGTCTCTTATGGTGGCAAAACGGGTCGCTCGTTCAAAATTGGTCGCGGCTTCCGCTTCACGGATGAGGTCGTTATGTTCTCAACCATTCAAATGCTTGCTCCATTCCTTGAGGATTTGGGTGTTCGTATGAATATGAGTCAGAACGCCTTGGCGGTCAAGATGCTCATCGAAGGCGAAACAACGGCAAATGCGGCGGCAACAATCGGTGTCAAAGACACAGGTGTGGGCTTCCAATACCGTGACTTCTTGTACGCACACGCACAGTTCGAGCGTATCGGTCGCAGTGCAGACGTGTCATTGGTGGACGTAAACACTTACGTTGACATCAAAGATATGCCCGAGGTCAAAGGTTTGATTGGTACAAATCAGTTGCTCCGTGTGGATGCGGACGTAAAAACGTTGGCAAGTCAATCAATGCGTATCCATGGCTTGATGCCTGCTGGTAAAATCATGTTTGTGGACAAAATGAACGCTTTGCGCCGTTTGATGGTCAAACCATTGATGGTTGAGAGTGACCGCATCGTGTCAAAACAAAGCACAGAAGTTGTGGCAACCGCAATCTTGGGCTTTATGACAATCTTGCGTGATGGTCGCTTCTTGATGGATGCGGCGTTAGACGTTGCTGATAACGATTTCCCAACTTGGATGAATCCTTCGGCTTACGAGTCTGCGACTTTCGAGGAGTAATCATTTTTGAAATAGAATATAGTAAAAAAGGGGTGGTTAAGTTTTTAACTTTTCTACCCCTTTTTCAAAAAGACATTATTTTTTCAAAAACAATAATCTATTTCTGACATGAAAAAGAATTCTAAAAAAGTTGACGAAACAAAAACGTTGCCGTTGGAGACCGTTGAAACAGTATTGCCTGAACCAACAGAGGTGGCACCGCTTGGCGACAAAGAAGTACCTGTTATCGTCATTGATGAAATTGCAGATGCACTCAAAGCCGAACCAACAGAGGAAAAGATTTGGATAAAATTACTCGATACGGGTTCATGCTGGGGTGTCGGTAAGTACCATCTTGCCAATCGCCAGGTTAAGCAAGTACCTTTTGATAATATTGTCAGATTGGGTATTCGCGACAAAGCCATCGTTCAGATAACTGAACAAGAGGCAAATGATATTTTAGCCAAAAAATAAGTTGCAAAGTCAAATTTCTCTCATTTATATCGAATTAAAGGTGATTGCTGTTTCGGCAGTTACCTTTTTTTAATGATTCTTTCAAATTCTTTCAATCACCACTCAGTATGCCAAATCACAATACCAGCCGAACTGTTTTGCAATTGATTGCAGTAAGACTGCCGCAAGTTGATACAACGGACACGGATATTATAGCGACAATGTCCACCATCACTTTTGATGTCATGTCCGAATTAGAGAAATGCTTTAAGGTGCGCTATCGGTCTTTTACTGAGGGGGTCATTGTGTATAATGAGCAAGTGATAGAAAATGAGGAAATAGGCAATATAGGGAATGAGGATTTTTACACCAATGCTGAAAAGTCCATCATTGCCGATATGGTGTGTATGCAGTGGATTTTCTCGGATGCTGTCAATCGCTCATCTACCATTACAAGTACAACAGCACCCACTTTTGTAAAAAAGGCTAAAGCAGGCAGCGCAGAGGTCGAATACGATAAGGCAGACAGTAAGACTTTGCCTTTCTTGATTGATGCAGGCAAAATGATGGACAAATTCAAGGCAGATGCACAACGAAAGGCTTTATCGCTTGGCTGTGTGATTGATATTTGTGATGACTGTACTTACAAAGCGTACCTGTCAAATCCTGCGGCTTTCATACCAATCAATTTCTTAGTTGTCCGTTCTGGATGCTCATAAATATAATAACAAATGCCATCACTGATTTCACCACAGCAGTTTGAGAATATATACGACTCAATAAGAGATGTTACAGATACATTCTTTACAACGTCTGTCACTTACCGCCTTGCAAAGCCTAAGATTGACCGCTACGGCGAAGGTCAGAATACAGGCTCAACGGCTTCGTTCGATGATAAGACAATGCTGTGTATGGTAGAATACGGCTTAGAAGATATTGACGGACAAGTCATTGGGTCGGCAAACTTTCAAAATGCCAGACTGACATTCAACAGTGAGGTATGGGCAAGTAATGGGCTTTACACAAACGGTGTGCTGTCCACCAACGGCACAAAAGACTATGTCATTGCCAACGGACGGACTTATAAGGTGTTGCAAATAACACCCGACGGACCATTTGAAACGCAGAATGTATTAATTGTCGTCACGGCTGTCTTACAGCCACAAACAACGATGTAATGAGTGTACGCAGAACAGGTAATTGGAGGGGTATATCGCGCTTCATGGGCGAATTACCTAAGACCTTACAGGAATCTCGGCAACTGTCCTTGCGCCGTTGGTCACTCAAAGCAGAGGGATTGGCAAAAGGTCACATGAGTGCGCAGGACTTAGGCTGGACACCTTTAGCGGCAAAAACCGTTGCAGCGAAACTAAGGAAAGGGCAATCCGAATTAATACTCATTGCGACATCGTCTTATTTTCAGTCCATTACATCGTGGGCGACCAATGACAAGGCTTTGGTTGGTGTTCGGCGAGGCATTCGCGGCAAAGATGGGCAATTGATTGAAGTCGTTGCACGCACGCACGAGTTTGGCGCACCTGCTAAAAACATTGTGGCACGTCCACTTTGGAAGCCTGTTTTAGACGAGACCATGAAGTGGCACAATAACAACAACCGACCTGAATATCTATTCAGATTGGCAGCTAAAAAAATACTCAACGCATGACAACTTATTCGCTGGAGCAATTGGATCGTACGATTTTCGAACACCTACGCCTTGAGGTTGTGCGCGCGGGCTACCTGCCCGATATTACGCAATACACAACAGGCACGGCTTGGCAGGCGGCACGCAATACACTGAGGGGTACAATCGGCGGTCAATTGATTGACGTATTTGGCGTAGGTAGTGGCGATGAGAGAGAGGAATTGACAGGTGCAAAAATCATTGTCAACCGCACAGATGAACGCAATGGAGACATTGGCGCAGGCGGTACAATTATGACACCTATTGTAGATGGTTTTACGAAGTCCACCTTACCACAAACGTGTTCAAGCATCACTTATGAGGTCGTTATCAATGCAGACAGTGTCAAGTATGAAAGACTGATGTCGAATATTGTAAGTCGTGCATTTGGCAAGATGAAGCACATAGCGGTTGTCAATTCAAACGGCTCATTGAGTAGTACCCATAGTCTTTTTATTCGGTTGGTTCAAAAATTCGACCAATCTAATTTGAATTTTCTACAAAAACTATGCACTTTCATCGTGGACGATATATTCCTATCAACAGACGTGACGGTTAACGATGTGGATATAGTGCCAATCAATTCGATTGAATTTGTGATTTACGCACGCAGCGTATCGGGTAAAATTCCCGAATCGCTTGTAACAACGGAATATCAAAATTAATATTCAGTATGGCTTTAGACACACGACACGGTGTTACATACATTAAAAAAACGAGGGCGCAAATTGAAGCGTTGCGATTGGCTGGCGAGCTTATCGCTGGTTGTCTGTATGAAACAACGGATGAACCAAATGGTGAACCTCGGCGTGGTCGTGCCGTAAAGGTGGATAAAATACTGTGGGACGCAAGGATATACGATGAGGAATACGACAGTGACCAAGATGCAATGGATAGAGGCAATTTAAGTGTTGGCGATTCTTATATTTTAAGCGCGAACAATGAAGTCGGTATTCCTGGCATACACAAGAAGATATTGGCAGCGATTGTTTTTATTATTATGTCCATCGCATCGTCAAATGCTCAAATCGTACAGCGTTCGGGATTGCCCAATGTAAACCCAACAACCAACGGTGCATACATTTGGCACGATACGCTGAATAAGCAGTTGTTTCAGTATAAGCGTCCGAAATGGTACTTGTTGAGCACTATTATCAATGAGACAGAACCCGCATTTGAGTCAACGACAAGCGGCGTGACCGTTAGCAATACTGAGGCAGAGTGGTATAAGCCTTCATTGGGTCGGTACAAATACCAAAACAGCAAGTGGACAGCTTACGGACAAATAAGTAGTGAATCTGCACCAACTATCAGCACCTCAACTGTAAATAATGCACAGGCGACGTGGTATAAACCCTCAACGGGCAAATATTACAGGGTGTCGGGTTCAGCATGGGTCAATAACGACAATGTAAATCTTGATAGCCTTGTAACTATCCACTATGAGCAAACGATACTTGGTAAAAAGCGATTTGCCGATACAGTAAAAGCGGATAAAGGCTTGATTTCAAGCGGATTAATTGACAGCAAAGGTGTAAAAAGCGATGGGAGTTCAACCGTTGCGGCGATAAATGCAAACGGTGTTCAAAAATCTGCAACGGTTACAATTACAGGCAATGCAACGCTCGACGGTACTTACAATACCATCTATGCAAACACGGCAAGCGGAAATATTACCGTTACGCTCCCCTCAGTAACAAGCAATAATACAGGATGGTCATACAGTATCATGAAAACATCGTCGTCAAATACGCTTTTCATCGCTCGACCGTCATCATCTGCAATAACAATAGTAAGTAACAATTATTCAATCACAGTAAAAAATAACAGTACATCATGGGAAGTACAGTAAGAATTTATAGTCTCATTGCAGCGTGTATGCTGCTTTTTTCAGTAACAGCTTCGGCACAGTTAATGCCAACTTCAACGATTTGGGGGAATAGTAAAATACCTATGCGTACAACGGGCGATGATACGCTCGGTTACGCAAAACTCGCAGACTTGAAAAGCTACTTTGCGGCTGGCTTGGCTGGGGGTACGGTTACGAGTGTGGCGGTTAGTGTTCCGACAGGATTGAGTGTTTCAGGTTCGCCTATAACATCGTCTGGCACAATCGCAATTACAAGCAATATGTCGGCTGGTTATGTATCAAGTTCGGGTGTTGGTGGTTCGCTTACTTCATCTGCAACCATACCAACTACGGCGTTAAGTGGTACGATTACAAACGCTCAACTTGCTGGGAGTATTGACCTCACAACAAAAGTGACAGGTGTTCTACCTGTTGCGAATGGTGGTTCGGGTGCTTCGACGTTGACGGGATATTTGAAAGGTAACGGCACGTCTGCGTTTACGGCAGCTTCGACTGTTCCTACTTCGGACTTGTCGGGTACGGTTTCAAACGCTCAGCTCGCAAATAGTACCGTTGCTGTTTCGGCTGGAACAAGTGGCTCGGACGTAGGTATTTCGGGTTCGCCTGTTGCGCTTGGTGGAACGGTTACGATTAACATTCCTGATGCTGGGGCAAGTGCACGAGGGTTGGTGACAACTGGCACACAAACAATCGCTGGGGCAAAAACGCTAACAGGTAATACAACTATAAGCGGCACACTAACAAGCTCATCTAAGACAACGCTTTCGGGTGCACTTGTGGACGGTACGGCGGCGATTAGTAGCACAACAACACTATCAAGTACAAGCAATGTCGTTTTTGCTGATGCAACTTCGGCGGCGTTTACAGTCACTTTACCTGCCGCGAATGAGGCTGGGCGAACAATTAAGGTAATTCGTACCAACACAAACGGCAATAATCTGACAATTACAAGGGCGGGAACTGACACGATACAGGGGGCAACATCAGTAGTTGTGTCATCCCCTACAACTATTACGCTTCGTTCGGATGGCACGTCGAAATGGTATTATGAGTTTAACTAAAAAATAGTCTATGAAATTACGTTTTCTCATATTGGCACTTTGCTTTTTCTCGATTGGTTCGCTTTTCGGGCAAAAGCAATACCCTTTCAGAACGGTTGATAATGATAGTGTTGGATACTCGGATGAATCAGCACTTGCGCCCGATTGGTTGATATGGAAAGTCGGAGGTAACACGGTGTCGGCGAACAGCGTGTTTGGTACAAATGCGGCGTATGATTTGATTTTTAGAACCAATTCGACGGAAAGAATGCGGATTCTTTCGGGTGGAAGTGTGGGAATAGGCACAACAGGAAACAGCTTAATTAGATTAGCCGTATCCGCGGCTGATAATACGTCGTCGGGGTATTCGCTTACAGCAGAAAACAGTGACGGGAATGCAGGATTGGCGGTACGTAACGACAGTCGAGTTGGGATTAATACGTACAATCCAAGAGGGGCTTTGGAGGTTAGAGGGAATATGTACTTAACAACAATGTTAACAGGCAGTAGTTCTGATAGCATTGTTACGACATTGTCGGGGTTAATCAACAAGCGTAGCATAGAAGATGTGGTAGGATGGAAATACAACGGCGCGGGGACAAATATATATAATGCTAATTCGGGGGGCATAACAATCGGAAGCACATCCGCACCTCTGTCGGGCTACAAACTCGATATTCACGGCGGGGCGATAACAAGGAGTACTACGCCAAATTCGGCTACAGTGTACGGTTATAACACAGCGACGTCTGGACAAAATTACGGGGTTTTTGGTCAATTGACAGAGACAAATGCGAGCGGTTGGGGTATTGGCGTTTATGGTTCTGCGACAGGCGTAACAAGTAAGAACGTAGGTGTTATTGGCGTTGCAACAAATGCTACAAGTAATATACAATTATTACTTGGTACAAGTGCTGTCCCAACTGGGAATTTCGCTATCTACTCGGCATCGGCGCATCTATCAAGACTGGCGGGCGAATTACAATTAACTGTACTGAATAGCGGTGCAATTACTGACAGCACCGTGACAGTAGATGCAACAGGGGTTTTGAAAAAGCGTACAGTTGCATCACTTGTTGCAACATACCTTTCCGCAAACGGTATAATCACACCGACTATACGCCTAACCACAGGCGCAACAAATGGCTACATCGCAACAAGTGATGCAAGCGGAAACCTTAGCTGGACAAATCCGACAAGCATCACAACCGCTACACCCACACTTGCCGCAGTCGTCGCAGTCAATAACAATGCAAATAATCCTATCAATTTTCCTTACGGAAGTGGCATCGGTGCAGGAATTGCAACCGAAACTTATAGCCGCTGGGGGCAAAATCGTCACAGATTCGGATTGAACGTGGGAAGCGCAGCAGACCAGTACAGTAATGGTAACGCCACAACATCGTTAAGCGGTTACGGCGGCGTAAATCTTGTTACAACGGATTCGACACGGCTAAGAATTAATGATGCTGGTTTTGTAGGCATTAACACTATTAATCCATCTGCATTGCTGGACGTTAACGGATTGGCAAAAACTTCAACTCTGCAAGTCACAACACTCAACATCGCCGCAAGCGGAGATGCGTTTGTAATGCACGCATCTGGCTTGATGAAATCATTATCGAGACAATCTGTTATGCTCACAGGGGGGAATATACCCGCAGGTGAAATAACCTTTGGAACTGCCAATAATCAAGATGTTACATTAATACGGAACAATGCGTACAGGCTTAATTTATTGGCAAATACAGCGTCTTTTTTGAATAATGAGTATATGGAAATACTCACCAACACGGCAAATAAGCCAAGTTTGCGCTTTTCGAGCAATGGCGTTACAGGCGATTGGCATACAGCGAATAGTATAGCAACGTCGGTATCTGTTGCCAATAACGGCGACATTTTATATTCTCCAAACGCTTCTACGCTATCCCTAAAGGTTAACGACAAACGAAAAGACATTGCGTTTGGTGTTAATACAAAACAGCTATTCAACTCATCATTCACGGACGGTTCTGATAGTTCTTTTGTGACCATATCGGACACAACAAGAACGCTTAGGGTTACAAATTCGGGTGTAACATCGCACGCTCGAATCAATATGCCGCAAAATCCTCAAAACGATGTCAAAATAACGGTTCTGATTCAAAGCGCACCAACAGACTTAAATTTCAAAATCGTAAGTGGTGTCACAGGGCAGTCTTTTGTAACGACGACCATCTTTACGCCTGCAGCTGGCGATGTGTATGAGATTTGGTTCGATTCAGATACCGAGGGGGCAGTTGGTGGGAAATGGTATATTAAGAAATTATAAAAATATAAGTTATGAAAAAAGTATTCATTTTATTCTTAGCCTTATTTGCGCTTCAATTGCAAGCGCAAAAATTTGAGTTCCCACAAGGAATCGTTTTGCGCATTGAACTTGATTCAATCACCGAAAACGCTGCCTTTGTTCGGTCTTTTAAAATCACAAATAAGAAAGATACATTGTTGACACAATTACGTGTTACAGCAAAAGTCAACGGTAATTTTAACACCAACCAAGACAGTTCTGAGTTCAACTTCAATATGACATTTGAAGGTGTGCTCGATAGCGCAAAAGGTATTAAAAGATTTGAAAAGGACTTATTTGAGCAAAAACAGGCTCAGATAAGACGTGAAGAAGCTAAATTGTTGAAGTTGTATGAAAAGAACAAAGACGTATCGCCTTTGCTTAGGGAGAAAAACGCCCAGCCTAAACAACAGCAAAACATTGTACCAAAGTCATACGGCAGCACGTCATTAGCTAAACCAAACCCAACACATACATTGCTTATTCAGTCTAAAAAAGACGATTATCCACCTCAAAAACGAAATTAAAATGATGCTGCGTGTAACGACAAATGACCTACTGCAACTGATTGAGCAATCAGAAAACTCTATTTCTGAAAAGTCAGAAATGGAAAAAATGATTAAAGACAACGGCGACGAGTTTGTCGCTGAACAAGTTGAAGGTGGTGTATTGTGCATATTCAAAGACGAATCAGAATTTATCATCAAGGGCATAACAATGTCTCAAATTTTCAATAACAAGCGATGAAAAAAATACTTTTAATCTTATTAACGCTATCCGTTTTCGTTGCTAAAGCGCAAGAAGTAGATAGCGCATACTCAAAAACAGTATCCACTGTAACGGCGGTGCATGACGGCGACAGCTACAAAGTGCAAACCATTTTTGCCAACTATGACAGCACAAGCGAAAGTATTGTACTTGATACTTTGTCAGAGTGGGTACGCATTATGGGTGTTGATTGCCCCGAAGTTATCAGTAACCACATCACAGCTAATCAACCCAAAGGCGTTGAAATTGGTGATTCGTTACGGCTTTTACTAAAGGGTAAAAAGGTAGTTGTAACGACTTTCGGCAAGGATATTTACCGCCGAACGCTTGCAACGATACAATTGGACAGTATAGATATTTCGGCGTTAATCCTTTCTAAGGGCTGGGGTTGGTATATAAGTAGTAGTTTACCTAATGACACACGAAAGCATTATCAAAAGTTACGTGATACGGCAAAAAAGAAAAAATTAGGTGTTTGGTCTGACAAAAGCCCGACAGAACCTAAAAAATGGCGGCGTTCATATTGGAGAGAGTAAAAATCATTATTCACCTGTTAAATTAAAAGAAAATAAATACAGCTATCATCATCGGTATTTTGTTTGTCGTCTGTATTATTGGCGGCGCAACTTTTTGGTATTTTTCGGTAGCTAAAGACGGTGCGGAAAATATACCCGATACAAAGGAAAGTGAAAACGGTTTACTATGACCTACACAATCCAAAAGGGCGAACATTACAGTTCGCCTCGTACCAACTTACTACCCCTCAGTACACACACGGTTGAAGCGACTTGGGTTTTTGACGAAAGCGTAAAATACCAAGCCGATGAGGAAAACGACCAAAATAAATTGTTTGGCATTTGGTTCATGCCACCGATTTCTTGGATTTTCAAGAATCCGACGAAAATGACACGGTATAACTGCGCAATGGTGACATTCAGATGGAAAGATGGTCGGTTGGAATTATCGCCCTACCTACATAGGAATGGTAGTTTAGAATATGCCGAAAAATTAGGCGGCGCGATTATTCCTTGTGAAATTGGACAACCAATCGCAACACGTATTCAAGTGCTTTCAAACTTAGTTCTTTTTCAAATTAACGATAAGAATTTTGTTTATGAGTTCCCAAAACACAATAGCCTGGCGTTTACCGTTCAACCGTATTTTGGCGGTCAAGCAGTTGCGCCACACGATATTTTAATTCAAAAAACGTAATTTAATCATCATTAAAAAACTCGATAATGAAAAAGTGTATTTTTCGCTCAATGCTCGCAATGCTTACAATGATGTTGTTCTCATCACTCACAGCACAAATTCCGAAAGAAACGTCTTGGAAAGTCAAGGCGGTTAAAGTGGTCA